GCACAACGTCAAATGATTGTGGCTGCACTGAAGAGTGGTCTTGACACCAGCATTGGTGCTAGAGAAGAAACCACAGACTTTAATTTGTTGGCAACACCAAGCTACCCAGAGTTGATTCCAAACATGGATGCACTCAGTAACGAACGAAACAACACTTGTTTCGTAGTTGGTGACACCCCATTACGTTTGGCCAGCGATGGTACAAGTATTGCAAATTGGTATACAAACAACAGTGGTACAGGTTTACCAACCGGTGATGGCTTGACAACATCAAGCACTTACTGTGGTTTGTTCTATCCAAGCTGCCAAACCAACGATCTAAGTGGTAACACAGTGGTACAACCACCAAGTCACATGATGGTACGTACAATTTTGCGTAACGACGAAGTGGCTTACCCATGGTTGGCACCTGCTGGAACACGACGCGGCTTGGTTGACAATGCCAGTGCTATTGGATACATCAATAGCACCACTGGTGAATTTGTTCAAATAACTTTGAACCAAGCACAACGCGATGTGTTGTACGAGCGTAGTATTAACCCAATTACTTTTGTTCCTGGTGTGGGTATTACCAACTTTGGTAACAAGACAAACACATCAGTTACATCAGCACTGGATCGTATCAACGTTGCACGCTTGATTTGCTTCTTGCGTGCACGACTAGATCAAATTGGTAAACTGTACTTGTTTGAACCAAATGATCAAATCACACGCAATGAAATCACCAATACAATCAACAGCTTGATGATTGATTTGATTGCTAAACGAGCAATTTACGACTACCTAGTAGTTTGTGACTTGAGTAACAACACACCTGCACGAATCGACAGAAACGAATTGTGGGTGGATATTGCTATCGAACCCGTCAAGGCAGTGGAATTTATCTATATTCCATTGCGTATCAAGAACACTGGAGAAATAGCTGCTGGAGTTTAAAAAATAGGGTCCTAGACCCTATTTTTGGAATTATCCAAACAGATAAATATAACGTTAGGAGAATAAACACATGGCAGTTTCATCATTGAACAGAATGACAGTGCCCTTGGCAAGTGACCAGAGCGCAGTATCTCAAGGCTTGCTGATGCCCAAACTCAGATATCGCTTTAGAGTGATGTTTGAAAACCTTGGAGTGAGCACACCAACCACGGAACTTACTAAACAAGTTGTAAGTTTTGCCCGCCCCAATTTGAATTTTGAACAGATCGCTTTGCCGGTCTACAACTCAACAGTTAAGTTAGCTGGACGCCACGCATGGCAACCAGTACAGTGCGAAATCCGCGACGATGCAAGTAACAGTGTATCGAAATTGATTGGTGAACAGATTCAGAAGCAAATGGACTTCTTGGAAATGGCGTCTGCAGCATCTGGCATCGACTACAAGTTCTTGACCAAGGTTGAGATTCTTGACGGCGGTAACGGCGCTACAGATGTTGTGGTACTAGAAACATGGGAACTTTATGGTTGCTACATAGCATCAGTTGACTACGGTCCACTTAACTATGGAACCAACGAAGCAGCCGCAATTACAATGACATTGGAATACGACAATGCTGCACTGTACCCAGGCGACAGCACAGCCAATGCAAGTATCGGCGGTGCGCTCGGAACAGCAATTGGTCGTACCATTGCCGGTTCAACCACTGGCGTAGGTCAAGGCATTTAAGGACTTTGCATGGATGGCGGCGGACCTTTTGGTCAGCAATTTTTACAAGGGTTTGTTGGGTCAAACAGCTTGCGTGATTATACTCACGCAAGCAAGACCTTTCTTACCAACAGCTTTGAACTTAAACCTAGGTTTAAGTTCTTATTCCATGTCAATTTTGTCTTGAATATTGACCAAATCCCAGCGTTTAGAAACGCCAACATTTTTCAACCACAAGAAATTACAAATTTAAGTTTAGCGGTCAAAACCATTGACTTGCCTAAATTTTCAATTGACACTGAAGTAATGAATCAATACAATCGCAAGAGATTGATTCAAACCAAGATCAATTATGATCCAATCAGTGTTACGTTTCATGATGATGGTGGCGACAACATTCGAGAATTGTGGTACCAGTATTACAGTTACTACTACAAAGATCCCAGTTATAAACTAGATAAGGTGCCCAGTACTAACGGTGACATAGGCTTTTTACAGCAACGTCAAACTGGTTTTGGATATCAGCCACGTGATATCTACGATGCGCAACGCAACGGCAATGTTAATGACTGGGGTTATGTTGGCGAAAGCTACACCGACGGCGGAAGCAACACCAGTGGCAAGCCTCCATTTTTTAAACAAATAGAAATTTACGGTTTTGATCAGCACAAGTATGCTTTGTATGTGTTGTTTAATCCGTTGATTACTAACTGGGGACATGATACCTATAGTTACGCCGAAGGTGGTGGAGTCATGCAAAACAACATGACTATCAAATATGAAACTGTGAAATATCTAACTGGTGCCTTGAGCGGTTCTTATCCCGATGTCAATATTGGAACATTCCCTGATCCCGGTCATTATGACTTGGTGCCCAGTGCACTGTCAAGACCTGGATCAACTGCCACTGTGTTCGGCCAAGGCGGATTGCTCAGCACTGTTGATGGTATCTTGAATGACTTAGAACGAAAAGACACCATGGGTGTACTTGGCGCTATACAAAAAGCTACCACAGCCTATGGAACATTCAAAGGCAAAGACCTTCGCAGTATCACTACCACAGAAGCCACCAAGCTTGGTACCAAGGTGTTGGTCAACAACTTACCCGGCGCTACCAGGGCTATTGCCAGCAAGTCGGATGGCATATTTTTTCCAAAGCCTAAACCATGAGTTCAGTAAACTATACCAATTATCGCGTTGATCAAACTGTTAGAGTGTTTGACTCGTTCTACAACTACGACGTCAATGTTCCAGCAGCAGACTATGACATTGTGTACAGTTATTTTGTACAGCAAATGTCCGACAAAACTGTGGCTGCAAATTTTACAACCAGTTTGTTTAGAGTGGCAGAAAACACCGGGGTTCCGGTCATGGATCTGTTGCAAAGTTTGCAAGGCAGCTCAGGTTTGTCACTGTCAGTGAACATGGCCTACTATCTAAACAGTATTAGAAGCAACACCACACTGTTGGGAGTAAACAGCCCAACACAGTCCAATTTTTATGCTGCTAGAGCAGTACTGCAATGAGCAAATGGGCACAAGGATTCTATGAAGTTTTAAACCCCCAGAAGTACGTGGGCAAAGGCAAACCACGTTACCGATCAGGATGGGAGTTTAGCTTTATGAAGTTTTGTGACAGCAACGATCACATACTGCAGTGGGCCAGCGAAGCAGTACAAATCCCTTATAGAAATCCTGTTACTGGAAAGCAGACAATTTACGTGCCTGACTTTTTGATAACATATCGCAACCGTGATAACACAGTTCGAGCTGAACTGATTGAGATCAAACCCAAAAAGCAAAGTGTGCTGGAATCAAAAATGAGCTCAAGAGACCGTGCTGTGGTTGCCATCAACTATGCCAAATGGGACGCTGCCCAAAAGTGGTGCCGACGCCAAGGCATACATTTCAGAGTCATAACCGAAGATCAAATGTTCCACAACGGTAAAAAGTAAACCATAAATATCCGCATGACGCGGAAACTTGAAGAACTTTTTGACCTACCCCCAACACAGCAAGATATAGACGCTGCTGTTCCCACGCTGCCAGCCAGCAGAGAAACCATACAAGCAATAGACGCAGCCATAGACAAAATTGACGATGCGTTGCCTGCAGTTCGGGGTCTTGAATCCACGGACACAGAAATGGACGAGCTTGCAGACTTGGCCACTGGTAGCTACAAAGATCTCATGGATCTTGGCATGCAAGTTGATAGCCGTTTTGCTGCAGAGATCTTTAACACTGCCAGCAGTATGTTGGGACATGCTATCACAGCAAAAACAGCCAAACTAGACAAAAAGCTCAAGATGATTGACTTGCAGTTGAAAAAAATGCGTCTAGACCAAAGCCAACCTGAAGAATCCAAGCCGCAACAAGGCACTGGGCATGTGTTGAGTCGCAATGAATTACTGGAAAAAATACTGGCCGGTTCCAAGCAAAACGGCACAAACGAATAAATATACTACAGGATCCTGACATGAAACCATTTGCAAAATATCTTGCCGAGAGCGAACGTACATACGACTACAGAATTAAAATTCTAGGTCGTGCCAACGACGATCTCGTGCGCCAACTCAAACAAAAACTGGATCAGTTTGACCCAGTGAGTATAGGTGATGTTAAATCTACACCAATACAAAAAGTTCCTACAGATTTTCCCAGTGATCAAAATCAAGCTGTCAGCATGTTTGATGTAAAATTCAAATATCCAGCCATTGATGCGCAGATCAAACAGTTGTGGCAATTACTGGGTCAAAACCCAAATCACATTGTCATGGGAACAACGCCACATGCCGAAGGCTTGGCACAGGAATACGAAAAGATTGATAGCGAAAACAAAGACTTGTTGTCAGACACAGACTATCCTGCTCCAGATCGCGAACAAAAGGCCTTGAGCAAAGACTATGGATCAGATCCGTACGATCACCAAGTATTGAAAAATGCTTATCGCAGTGACTTCACAGTGGCTGGTGGCAAGACACCGCCTGCTAAAACAACAAACGAAGTTCCACAAGGCCTCAAGAGCCCAATGACAAACATCAAGCGCCCTGCAAAACCAGCAACTGGCCGCAACCCAAGAGGATAATACAATGACATTTTTTTACGACTTAAACAAAAAACTTTCTGACATCAACAAGCCACAACAACAACTAAACGAAGGTGCAGTTGCTGAAGCTGGTTACTCGGCCAAGGCTGCTCGTGCTGGTAAGGACATTGGCAAGCCAGGCAAGGCATTTGCACAAATTGCAAAGTCAGCTGGCGAGCGTTATGGTAGCAAAGAGCGCGGTGAGAAAGTTGCTGGCGCTGTACTGGCCAAACTGCGTGGCAAGAACGAAAGCGTGGAAGAAGGCGCACTTGATAACATTGTTCAAAAGATTGGCGGCGCTGCTAAAAAGGCCGGCGGTGCAGTGATGAGCAAACTGGGTCACGGCAGTGACGCTGACATGATGCGTGACTTACAGAAAAAAATGGGCGTGCCACAAACTGGTGAAAAGCCAAAGCAACCACCTGTAGCAGAAGAAGGTGGCATCCCAATGACACCCAAGCAAAAGAAATTTGCCAAGCTGGCACCACCAGCAGACAAGATTACATTTGCTGACAAAAGTGTTGGTGCCAAGAAAGAAGTTGACGAAGTGTTGGGACAAGTCGCTGCCGACGCTATGAAAAAAGCAGTCAGTGGTCATGGCACAAACAAAAAGAAGTCTACCGACGAAGGCTGGGATGAAATGGAAAAAGACGCCAAGAGCCGCATGGGTCAAATGAAGACCGGCGAGAAGCGTAAGACCAGCAAAGGCGAAGTTGAAAAAACAGCCACAGGTATGCGCCATACACGTAGCTATGATGCCAAGACTGGCGAAACCGATACTGATGACGGAGAAGGCCAAGCACAAAAGAAAGGTCGTGGTCGTCCAAAGGGAAGCAAAAAGTCCTTGGGCGCCAAAGGCCCAAGCGGCAAGTCAAAGTTAATGACTAAAGAAGCTGAACACGACAGTGCAGAAGTTAAACATGCAATGGCTGTGTTAAAGAAAGCTGGCTACAAAGTTGAAAAGCACGAAGAAGAACTTGATGAAAAAGCAGTAAGCAAAGCACAACAAAAATTCATGGGCATGGCACATGCTATGCAAAAGGGCGAAAAAGTTCCTGGTGCCAGCAAAGAACTCAAGAAAGTTGCCAAGACCATGAAAAAGGGCGATGTTGAAGATTTTGCCAAGACCAAGCATAAAGGCTTGCCAGAAAAAGTCAAGAGTAAAAAG